ATATCAATTACTGCTAAAGAATCAGCACGTCGTTGGCAAACATCCATAAGATGGTTTGTTAATCCCTCCGTCGTTACACCAGGTACGGTCATCATATTACACTCTACAACTTCTGCATCGGCACACGCATCAATCGCTAACTTAATAGAATTATAAGCATAGCTTGTAAATTCTGTTTTTCCGCCAGTTCCAAACGTACTATTGTTGAATGGATTTCTTTCTAAGATATTTACGCCATCAAACCCACCAAATAGTGGGAGTGTAAACTGATCAAAACCCGCATCTAAAGTATCTTTATACGTGTTAGAACCAGTAGAACTAAGCGAGGCTCCAATTTTACGTGACCCAGATAAATAGTAAGCTTGAGTGCTCGAAAATGATGCGCCTACAGCAACCGTCGTTGTCTTTGGAAGGGTCGTAGATATACTTCCTGTATATCTCGAAACATTATCCATAGTAAAAATATATGAATATTCGGTACTATCGTCAACACCAATGGCCGGTCCTGTAGAATCATTACGATAATCATCGGGCAAGCCCAACACATAGTCCATATAAGATTCATCGAAAACTGTGGAACTGCCTGAAAGACTAGTATCTAGGCCGAAATATGCTTCTTTAGGACTAGCTAAATTTCCTTGTTCGGTGCTCTCGCGCAAAGATGTTTTAGGGAATTCAAAAGATGCCGATGTTAAATAATCGTTCATGTACATTAAACTGTAATCAAAGATACCTCGTCGAACAAGTAAATCAGTATCTGTCACAGTTGAGCCACCATCAGTCGCTGGTAGATTACAAGGATTTACATTTCCACTACACGCCATAAAGCCCTTAAATCGTGGAGGTCCACGATAACCAAACGGAATTAATTGATGAAAAGATTCCCACGGTTCGTCGGGATTCATTTGTACATAAACATATTTTGAACGATTTGGGTAATCTCCGTAATCTCTATAACGTCGATCAACATCGCTCCAATCAGCGTAACTATCGCCAATTTTAGTAGCGATAAAATTAGTATCCTCTTTGTTGAGAGTACAATTAGAAAATGTTTCTACTAATACTGGATCTTCATCACTATCTTCTGATTTTCGAATTTCTACTGTAAATGAACCATATTTTTCAAATTCATTTGCAGGTGCTCTAATATCAGTAATAGATATTTTAAGATTTTTTTGTTCCCATGCTCCACCTTCTAATGTTCTAAAGCGAAACAGAGTGTGAGCATTAAGAGGTTCAAAGCCAGCGGCAGCATCCAGATCCTGTCCAATAATCCAGCCCGTCGAGCCTCTTTGAACTGATGATTGATTAATATTCCAATCGGTGTCGGCGTTAAGTAACGGCAAACACACACCATAAACACGCGAATCAGTGTCACCAGTATTTTTAATAAGTTCAGCCACAGAACGATCAAAAGTTTCGCCCAAAAAGTAGGTCTTTTGAGCTGAAGAAGCATATTGCCTTTCATTAGGATCTACAAGAGTGGGGTTAGTGTTGAATACTTTACGAATGTATCGTTTAGAGTCCTTATTGAAGTCAAAAGTAATTTTCGATGCAATACCTTCGGAAGAACCTGAGAAAACTTGAGCTGTAAATTGTTTATTTGTTCCATTACTGAGAACAGTCATACCAAGCCCACCGGAAACTGTTGTGCTTGAAATAGAAGCTATCGTTCCAGTCAAAGAAACTGCCCCTTGGTCAGCATAAAAGACTGCTGCCAAAGTTCCGGTAGTGTAAGAATTTAAAATACCACTAACGGTCCCCGAATCAATTAAAAATAATCCAAATGCGCCACCAGAATCATAGCCAGTATAAGTGGAACCCACTTTCCAGCCTGCAACACCCGCTGCGGTTGCTTCGGTGTGTTTTTTGCCCAAAAGCCTTACAAATGTAACAGGGCTACTATTTTTAAACCAAGCTTTTGTGGCATAAACTCCATAAGTAGGAGCAAGACCTTCACCACCATCTCGCCAAATATCTGTGCCCATCCCGCCAGGGGATGCATTTCCAAAAATTTCTACAAATTCAGAATAAGAACTTAATTTGACAGGACGTAATCCTGGTCCTCTCATCGCTCGACCAATAATAACTGGCCCAACTGGTTCCGCCTCTTTTGGAATTTGTGAGTTGTCAATCTCTGCAACTTGTATCCCAGGTGATACAAATCTAAATTTACTGACGCCGGTTTTAGCCATTGATGAAGTTCTCCTTGCCTAGTATAATAATACTTAAATTCTCTAATAAATAGTAGCTTCTAGATCAAAAAGACAAACGAAACATTATGAGCGATACTTTCCGTTAATCCATGGAGGAACATCACCAAAAATAACACGTTCTCTAGGAATTTTTACTTCAACTGCATTTTCGCGCACCACAATATTTGGCTGTTCTTGATTTTTAGTTGCTCCCACGAGATATCCTAAAACCCTTAATCCAATTGTAGTTTCATATACCCGCGCTTCTTCACCCATATCAGCGACGTTTGTCGTTGTAGAAAAATCTGAATCCATAAAAGCCTCATAACGATGTCCTGCGTGACCAACAAGAACATCATAGTTAATTCCACCAGCAGATGTAACAAATGGTTGAACAATTTCGTTTATTTGCTGTTGAAATTCTGTTTTAATTTTAATAGAATATTTGGCCTCCACATATACAGGCATCGGTATAGTAACTGTTTCATAAACAATTTTCTTTTTCTTTTTGTTGCTTGGAAAGTTAATTTGTTGTCCACCTACGGCACCTGCATTACCGGCAATACCGCTACGTCTTCGATAAGAATCGGCATTAAGAAAGTTTGCGGTCTTATCTTCTTTAACTCGTCGAGCGATAGTTATAGAACCTCCTTTCTCATCGGGGAAGGGGTCTATATTGCCAAAGAACATCCCTTTTTTAGTTAAATCTTTAACAAAATTATCCCTTTGAATAGTAATAATAGGAAAGATAAGGGAGCCCTCATCATCTCTTAAATTTTTATTATTTTTGACCTGTCTGGAACGCTCTGCGGCCACCCAAACAATTGGAACTTTTTTAAAACCTTTGTTGGTAGTACAAAAAATATTCATCTTCTTATCAGCCCAATCATAAACTGAATAATCTATGGTTTCCAACGTCGAGGGCTCAAAAGGCACCGTTTGTTTTATAGTTCCGCTTACATTACTTCTATCACGCATTTTTATTCACCATCAAAAAGGTCTTGACGAGCTTTAACACATTTGGCTGAGATTTCCATTTTGTGCATTGTCTGTCCAAATAATTCTTTTGGCTGACTTAAGGTAGTTATCTCATAATAATTATTTCCATAAACCACAAAATCACCCACTCTAACATATAGGTTTTGATCTTCTGTTAATCTTCTTTTGTGAAAATGAACAGTTATTGTTGTTATATGATCTACTCCATAGGGTGTAGAAGTAGTACCAGGATCAACCCATTCCACTAAAGCATAAACTCTAACGGGTGGTAAAAAACTTTTATTAATAGCCTCGCCATACAAGGGATGGAAGTTGGTGTGAACATTGCTAATGGGATAATATAAAACTGTTTGACCAATTACTCGCTCAATTAATTCATCATTAACCTGCTTAACCAAATCTCTTTCTTTTTTATTAAAAAAAAGAGGGGGTGGTGGGGCTGCTGGTCTATTCCATTTATTATCTACCACTTGCTGTTACCCTATATAAACTCCCATTGGAATGTGAACTTTAAGACGATTAGCGTCTTCTGTTAATTTGGCATCACTATCAACCATCGCAGAATAAGTTAGAGTGTCTAAGAGTTCTTTCAACTCTGTTTTCAAAGCAGTTTGTTCTTCTTTTGCTTGAGCTGACAAATCGCTCGCATTTAAGGTCACAGACTCACCAGGAATAGGAATAGAACCAAATTTCCCTCTTATTTGAGATAACATTTCTTTAGCTATCGCAAGAGCATATTTTCTAATCCATTGTTTCCCCATACTATTAATGTTATCATAAGGAATGTTGGCAAAAGGAATAGTGTTATAATTATTTACACCATCAATACCTTCTTTTCGTGTTTCATCCTCTGTCCAAGCATCTTGAGGAATCGTAAATTCAAACCACATTTTATTTGCTAAACTACTTCCCACATCGGCTGGTGGAGGATAAATTCTAATCCTATTATCTCTTATTTCGTAGGCATAATGAGAAGCACGAGTATATAAATTTGTCTCAAAAGCCATCGCTTGAGACTTGTTCTGCCATGCTGGAACAAGTTCAAAAGTAGACTCATCTGAATATTGGCCATATGTATATAAATTCCCTACAACATTTAATCCACCATAATAGCCATAAAATCTCCACATCGTAGAAGGTGAACGATAATAAACTCGATGAATATCAATTCTTTTATTATTAACGCTTCCGGTGAAATCATTTCCAAACCCTGATGCTCCATCAGTGGAGGCATTTTGCACAATTGCTTGTAAATCATAATCTTGAACTTTGTCTGTAAGGTCAAATGATGCGGAATAAACTCTTACATCTCCTTCAGCTGCTGCATTTCCTACTCCCTCGGAAACTCGTTTAGTATATTCAAATTTAAATTTAGGAAATTTTAATGCTAAGTGTGAACCACTTAAACTTGATGATAGTGGACCAGATTGTAAATTCCCTTCATGGTCAAAAGTACCAGTTGTGTTTCCAAGTAAACTAGAAAGAACATTTTTAGCTTGATGATTATTAACAATATAAGAATATTCTAAAGTTGCCATTTCATAAGAAGTATAAACATTATCTTCAGTTAATTCAATGTCTAATACATCCCCTCCCAGCATTTTATATGTAAATGCAACTTGTGCTACAGCACCAGAGATCCACTGGCTTGAAGAAAGGGGGCCAGTTAGGTATGCTCCATAAGGAACACTTGTGAGCGTTACAAGGTCATAAGATCCCGTAGATTTTAAAACATAAGGACTTGTTTGCTGAATGGGTGATAAAACGGGGGGTGCGGTTGCCATTATTCTTCTCCTATTAATTAAATAGTTTAAGAGTGCTTTAAACGAAAAAGAAAAGCCCCGCCTCTCAAAAGAAAGACGGGGCCATTCTAGTTTTTTTAATTAATTAGAAATTAACCAAGTAAGTCTTGCACGATGACAAGACCATACATATCAGGTCGAACCATCTTCTTACCATATCGCGTCATGACGCCCTTACGAGGCACGAAGCTGTTTGGATCGAAAATAGTCGGCGTGACTTGCAGTGGAACATATGGAGCATATACATAGCCGCTTTCTAGGAAGCTATTACCCTTACGTCCTACCAGAAGTACAGACCGTGGGAAATACGGATCAACGTACACGTCCCACTTCTTACTAATCGCGCCAACTTTAACAGCACCAGCGGTGCCCCTATTTTCGTCAGCAGTTGTATCTGCTCGGAATCCACTCGTAAATTCCATGATGTTAGCTACTTCAGGTCCGCAGACGATAAAGTTAGCCCCACCACGCAATGTTTTGCGATGAATCTGCGCTGAAACGTCATTAACAGTTTCAAGCAAAGTTTCATACCATTCAGATACCGTACCAGTAAAATCTGGGTAAAGCGTATTATTAACCGACAATCCGGTCTGCTTATCCACAAATTTGCCTGCCTTACGTGACCAGTAAAAAGTATCAGCAGTTGCACCATTAATCAAATCCGCAAGGATTTCTTGATCAATTTCAAGCGCAATTTGCTCAGAAAGAATACCCGTCAACTCAACCTCGGCATCCAAATTATGGTATGCGTTAATATCTTGCTGAAGTTCAGGTGTCCAAACTGCCTTGAGCTTTTTAGTCATCGCAGTAATTGATACGCTGTCAACCTTAATATCAATTTCTGGAATGGCTGTATTATTCTCAAGACCCCAAGCCGTTGTACCAACAACAGCTCCAAGTGCATCTACACCAGCTGTACTAGTGGTAAGATTATCTTTCGCCACCCACGAATAGGTTGTAGAACCTGTTAGTGGGTTCTCACTCTCCGTACCGTAAGAATAACCATCTAAATGCACACCACAAAGAAGCAACGTATCAGGATCAGAACTTCGTGTTAAGAATTGTGTCAAACGTCTAGCTTGCACGGGTGCGCCTTGAGGCCAACCTGCACCGGCTGTGAAAGTACCTTGACCATCTGATCCAGATGCCACAAGCGCAATAAGATTATCCCGATCAAACGGGAAATCCGCTCCTGCGCCTGTTTCAAGATCACCAGTAATGCTCAGAGTTGCAAAATATAAGAAAGTTGTCCCAGAAACAAAATCTGGATCGTAACGAGCCAATTTGTCAATCTCTGCAAGTCCAGCACCAAATGTGCCAGAAGTGTAAGCCGTGGCAGTCACCGCCACACTACCTGTTGGTGAAGCATAGCCATTATTTAGATTATAAAAGCTTGTCTCGGCGTTCGAAGGCGGAAATGTATGTCCGTCGCTAAATGTACCGCGAGAACTACCAGATTGTCCAATATTAACACCACCAGTAATTTGCATACCGACTTTATCACTACCATATATTGATAGGTTGGCATAATTGCCAAGCCGTGTGTCGTTAAATGTAAAGTCTAGAAAGAAAATAAGACCAGACGGCAAGCTCATAGGCTGAACCGAGACTAGCTCATTTGCAATTAGACCACCAAAGACGCGACGAACGATAGGAAATGCAACCGCTGCAAAGCCTTCGACATCGCCTCCCGCCATCGTCGATGCTTCACGAAGCAACTCTTTGGCTTGATTTTCGAGGAGAGCTGCCATACCACTACGGCCATGATCAGACTCAATTCCCTCTAGAAGACCAGTCTTTTCCCATTTGTTGAGAAGAGCTTGACCTTCTTTTTGGACATCACGTTTAATGATGCCCTCAGTTAGTTTTTCAATAATACTCATTGTATTTTCTCCTTAAATAATTCCCGCAAGTTTCTTCATTCGCTCAGTAGCGGAATTAGAAACTTGCGATTCTTTTTTGTTTGATTTTAGAACAAGCCGGTTATTCTTACTCACAGCTTCACTTAAGTTTCGGGGAGAAGAATCTCTCTTAGACGAAAGTGAATCTTGTAAAGTTTCATAAATAACTTTAGCTTCTTCAGTTGATTTCGCGTGTGAAACCGCTTCGACAAGTTTTTCTTTTTGTCGCTCATTCAAGGAGTCGGATTCCAAAATACGATTTTGGTATACCAATTTTGCATTGGCAGTATTCAATTCAGTCAGCTTATTGCTGACTTGATAGGCAATACTCTTAAGCTCTTTATGCTCTTTTACAAGTCTATTCTTATGAGACTTGAGAGATTTTACTTGCTCTTCTAATTCTACGATTTTTTTAAGAGCCTTATTAAACTCTTTTGTTTCTTCTTTGCGCTCGGTGGCTTCATCAGCTGAAGCTGCAACTTCTACGCCATAAATTTGTTCGGGTTGAGTAGGATGAGTTGTTCCCATCATTCCACGAGGCACATTTTGCATGTCTACTTTTAAAAGTTCTTCAATGGTGTCTTTTAATGTATCGTCATCTAACTCAATTTCTTCTTCTTCAAAAACGCGACCCTTTTCATAAGCTACCTTTGGCAATCCTTTGCGTTTACCTTTCTTGTTTTTTACATCTTTATCAAACTGTCCTTTAGACGGTCCATCAGGCTCATCGGTTTCTAAAAGTGCTTTAAGGTCGCTTTGTGATGTTTCATAAATAAGTTGATCTTGGGAAGTATTTTTTAAAGCTTCTTTAAGTGCATCTAAATCTAGCTCAATTTCTTCATTGTCTTCTCCAAATTTAGTATCATCCAACGCTCTTAATGGAATATTATCAGCAATGGTACTAGTTGGTGCTGCCGGGGCTCCTGCGGCCATTGGATCTGCTGCCATCGGATCTGCCATTGGGTCAGCCATAGGATCTGCCATTGGGTCAGCCATCGGATCTGCCATTGGATCTGCCATTGGATCTGCCATGGGGTCAGCTGCCATAGGATCTGCCGCCATCGGATCCATCGCCATTGGATCTTCTTGTTCCAATAGAGTATCCACAGCCTCTTTGATTTCGCCTGCATATTTGTCCAAAACTTCTTGTTCTGCGTTCTTAATTGCAGCCTCTTTCAGTGCTTGGGCGTCGATGACAGCTTGTTCTAACATTGATGATGACATTTAAATCTCCTAAATACTATTTGTCTCAAATAAATAGTCAGTAACTTTAGTAAAATACTAAATTTGTGACATCTCAGCCAACACCAGCAGAACCTGACCAATTATTGTTAATCGCAGTAGGGGAAATATTGGTTAATCCTGCAACAAGATCAAACGTGATGCCCCCTGCCGCAACTTTGTAATAAATCTTGCTCACCTTTAAATATAACATACTTGGGTCGGTATCACTCATAGAAGTTGAAGCATTGAGCACAAAATAATTATTTGTGTCAAATCCGTTCTCGGAGAAAGCAATCATGGGTCCGTCTGAGGAATATAGGGTACGCATATTTCTAATATGAATCCAGTTAGTTACTGTTGGGAATTCAATAACTCTGACTGTAGCAGACGCTAAAAGACCGCCTTTGAAAAATGGTTTACTTGAAACTTGATAAGCGCCCACATTACCTAATGCGGGAGGACCAGGATTATATATGGGCATTATCCCACGCCCTCGGAACCTGACCAATTGGTGGGAATAGTATCAGTAGGAATGCTAGTTAATCCTGCTATCACATCCACATGGGTTGAAGAACCCGTTAAGTAGATTTTTGTTAATTTCATTTCCATCCGGGGGGTTCTTGATTGGCGGCTATAACCGGTTGAATAATCATCATGCATTCTAAAATAATTACCATTAGCGAATCCTGTTGGTGACGCAGCTATTTTAATCTGTTCGTTGGAAGGCGGATCAGTGTCGAGATTTCTGATAATGATCCATCGAGTTACAGAAGGGAAACTAATTTCTAAAGGGGCAGTAGCAGAACCTACAGTCACGTTAATTGCGCCTGAGACAAAAGGTTTTCCTGAAACTTGATACGATCCCACATTCCCTAATCCAGCGGGACCTCGATTATAAAGCGGCATTATCCAACACCAGCAGAACCTGACCAATTTCCGTTCAGTTCGATAGTGCTTATGCTGGTCAAACCGGCGATAACATCACAGCTTGTACACGCTCCAGTGAGATATAGTTCTGTACATTTTAACTCCAGCCGCGCTGTCATAGTATTTGTATAATCATTTTTATCTTGGACTACTGTAAAATAATTGTTAGTATTAAACCCGTTTGCGGAGAAAGCTACTTTTACATCCTCATCAATATCGTGATTCGTAAGCACAATCCATCTTGTAACTGACGGAAATTCGATTTTAAGCGGCCCAAGCGCCGTTGCAGCGTCAACATCGATTGCGCCTGACACAAATGGTTTTCCTGAAACTTGATAAGAACCAACAGATCCTAAGCCTGCTGTATAGTTATGTGCCATAATTTATAATCCTCTCTTTCTATAATTAGTTTCTAATTATCTCTTTCCTGTTTTTCTTTTTTCTTAAGTTTTTCAATTAATGCTAGTTTACGAAAATGCTTTTCTCTCCTAAGTTCAGAAGGTTTTTTATAATATTGCCTCTCATGATATTCGTCTAAAATTTTTTCTTTTTTAGATTTACGAATAAATCTTTTAATAAGATTCTCTGAAGATTCATTTTTTCGTAATTTGACTTGCATTTTATTTTAATTGTTCCCACGAACCACCAGCAACTTTCATGATTCCACTAATATCCACACCAGGATCGCTAGGGTCCATATCTCTTAGTGCGCCTTGTTTAGCGCCTTGTTTTCCACCACCAGAACGCATTGGGGTTGTTCCTTCAAAAATTCCTTTTAATCCAGCAGAATTTTGAAGACTTCTTTTGGTTTCTTCAAGGGATTTCCGAGCTTCCAAAACGGCTTCACTTGGTTGATTTGATTTAATAACCTTTTTTTCCACAATTGGTTGTCTTGTGGTTCCTTGAAGACCCTGCATAACTTCCGAAATAATACCCGAAAGAGTGCCATCTTCAAAGATAACTTCTTTAATGCACTCTTTAATAAGAGGCTTTAGAATATCTTTTAATTCGTTTTTTTTCATTACGGTCGTCTTGGGAAACCCATTGCATCTCCTACATTTCTAAGAACCGGCACAAGATCACCAATGTTTAAGTCTGCTTGGACACCATCGATTTTAACAGTAGGATCTGAAAGCATTGTCATAGCCCACCGATGATGACCGTCTAAAATATGGCCATCTTTTGAAATAATTGCACCCAAAGGACCACCTGGCTTCATTCCAGATGCCATCACCAATGCTTTTCCAAGCCAAATTTGACTTTGTGAAGGAAAAAGTTGGGAAGCAGGGATGCTGGCCGGGGCAACTTTAACTGCGTCGTTATCTTCGAGGCCACTACTATCTTTTGTTCCTTTGTTCAAAAAACGCTGTGCGCCTGCGCCTGATTGTGGGCCTTTCCAATTTGGAAACTCTTTAGGATCAATTTCAGTGGGAGACATATCTGAAGCTTTTTCGTTTACTTGTGATAATGCTCCTTTTTTAGTTAATTTAGCTTTATATTTTTTGAGTTTATCTGGTTCCATTCCGGACATACTTTCATAATCGTCATCTTGGCCATACCCTTCCTCACCAAATTTAGCAGCTTCTTCTTCTCCTTTCGCAGCCATCTCGCCTCCCTTAGCATAAGGAGGGCGGACATCAATACGACCTTTGTTTAAAAGTTTTGCAGCGATTTTTAATGCGCCCTTTTCAGGGGGAATGACTGGCATATCACCACGAATGGGAGCACCGGAAGGGGGTGTATATTTTTGCAAATCTTGAACCCTTCCCCATATAACATCAATTCCTTTTTCAAGATCACCATCACCTAAACGTGCTACAAAAGACTGAACCTTTTCAGGATTATAGAATTTTGCACCTGCGCCATCTTTTAAATGAGTTCCTGCTTTTACCATATCTGATATGGTATCTCGACCTTTTACGTCCCAAAGATTAATATCGCCTTCATTAATAATATTTTTGCGCCATTCAGCAAGAAGACCATATTCATTTAAAAATGATGCTAATTTATTAACCTTATTTTCGTTTAAGCGTTTTACTTTGATGCTCTTTGTTTTTTTAGGTTTTTTATTAAAATACCTTCTAAAG